CTGAGATGCAACTCGCTAAGAATAAGAGGACCCAGAAATTATGGACTATGGTACTCGATGAAAGTGTTAAGGATTGTGACCGGAACAAAGCGATACAATTACTTCAACACGAGGAGACTATGGAAATTAAAAGGAAACAAATAGTTGGGTTGTTACCTGCGGAGGCACCATTAATCGCGATTCAGAACACTAACGTGGTTGAGGGTGTGACTACGATAGCAGATAGTATAAGACGTTTTCATCCTGAGCTTGCTGATAAGTTCAGATTGAATAAGTCAATCGATGTTGAAAGTCAAGAGGCCAAAGATTGACTGAAGCAACTGATAAAGAATTAATTGATTGGGCTATCAAAAACAAAAGAGTAGACATCTTAGTCAAGCACAAATGGGGATACGAACTAAGCGAATCACAAATAACACTGGTCAGAAAAATAGCTTTTCTTGAACACAAAAGAATAAGTATATCTGCGATGACGAGATGGGGAAAGACTCAATGCGTAGCGTTCGGAATAGCTTTATTAATAGATTTTAATGTAGCGGCAAAAATAGCTTTTCTTGGACCAAAACAAGAACAAGCAGCAATACTAAGAGAATACATGGCAGAATTAATCCTTGGAGACAAGAGTCTACTTGGTAAAGCACAAATATATGCTTCAGGAGAGGAAAGGATTGGGAAAGAAGCAAGCAGAAAAAGAATGACATTTAATACTGGCGCAGAATACAGGGTTTTCAGTGGAGAAGGAGATGCAGGGCGTTTAATGGGCTTCGGAGCAGACATATTAATACGAGACGAGGCTTGCTTACTAAATAGGGATGCCTTCACTAAGAGCAGCAGAATGGTTGGTGACAACCCTGAAGAAAGCGTTATAATAGAATTATATAATCCTTGGGATAGAGATAATCAAGCTTTCGAACACACAATGGATCCTGAATGGGATGTTACCAGGATAGGATGGGAGCAAGCAGTCGTTGAGGGCCGAACAACACAAAGGTTTATTGACCAGCAGAGGAGGGATTTGAGGCCTCTCGAGTTTACCGTGTTGTATGAGAGTAAGTTTCCATCACAGGGAGAGGATAGTCTTTTCAATCTTGAATGGATAAAAAATAGTGAGGAGAATCACTTTAAGCTCCAGGATCAACTCGACAACACGATTAAAGGTTTTAAGCATCTTAATAAGTTGATGACTCAGATGAGCTCGAGCGAGTACGAAATAAAAAAGAAAGAGATAACCGAAGAACTAAAAAAGTATACTAAGATAATCGCTTGCGATCCCGCAGAGAAAGGACTTGATGAAACAGTGGTTATATGGGGGATAGAGTATGAGAATAAGTTTGAGGTGGTGAGTCATTGGAGCGAGGCGATTAGTGAACCAATGAAAGTAGTAGGAAAAGTAGTAGATATAGCAACGAGTTTTATTGAACCAGAAGTAAGAGGAAAAATAAATATTGATCGTATAGGCATAGGAAGCGGGCCGCTCAGCAGACTGAAAGAAGTAATAAGAGAAAAGAACATTAAGAACATCAAGGTACTCGGATGTCACTACGGAGAAAAAGCTATGAAGAGCGACATCTTTCACAATAAGAAAAGCGAGAATTACTTCAGGCTTTCGGATTTGATGAGAGACGACCTAATGGATATTCCTGTACATCATAAGCTTCGAAACCAATTAGTGGCTGAGAAGTGGGAGCGAAGCAGTAGCAATAAGAAGATTGTTAAGGATCCAGATAAGAGTCCTGACTGGGGGGATAGTTTAGTCTATTTTATTTGGAAAGACAAATCAGGGCTTTCTTTTGGTTTTGCATAGTTTTTTAAACCCTGACGCATTACTTTATTTCATGGGAAAACAATTCATAGTTTATGATGGAATTAAGTTCTGGAAAGCAAGTAATTATTATTATCAAGACATAAGGAATAATGGTAATAGAACTAAGAAAGCATTACATCATTATGTGTGGGAGCAGTTCAATAAGCAGAGTGTTCCAGAAGGATACGTTATTCACCACAAAGATGGAAATAAGTTAAATAACAACATAAATAATCTACAGTTAATAAATGATAGTACTCATAGAACATTACATTTGAATCAACTTCATAAAAACAATGAATATACTAAAAAAAATAATGAGAATTTAAGAATTATGCGAGAAAAAGCTAAATTGTGGCACAAATCACCAGAAGGTAGTAAGTGGCATAAAGAAAATGGAAAGAAACACTGGTCAAAAGAAAAAAGGGAAAACAGAGAGATAATTAAAATATGTGGTTATTGTGGAAAAGAATTTAAAGCACAATTTGAGAGGGCAAAATATTGTTCTAAATTATGTTATTTTAGGAATTATAACTCAGTTAAGACTTTTAGAAAATGAATTCTTGATTATTGTTCTAACATAAAAAAGTTTATATAGAGAAAGAACGATTATTTATTCTATTCCTGAATCACTTCCCACTCATGGCCTCACTAAAGAATTTATTTAAAGCAGAGAAAAAAGACGTTATCAAAGTCAGTGTTCTTGACGAGAGTACAAGAGACGGAATCAACAAAGCATACATACCAAAATTCTTATACAAACCTCCATATGGTTATCCAAGAATGGCGAACCTCGGATACGTTCGTTATTTAGCACAAACTCCATACGTTGAGATGTGTGTTAAAACAATTATTAATGAGATAGCAAGCATTGAATGGGATATTGTACCGAACGATGGAATGGAAGAACAATCAGATGATGCAGAGATTGAAGATATAAGAAACTTCTTTGAGAATCCGAACACCAACAAAGAAACTTTCGAGCAAGTATTTATTAAGATGCCAGTGAGAGACCTTCTAGAAATTAACAGTGGTATAATAAACAAAGTTTACAATCTAAAAGAAGAATTAGTGGAAGTGGTAGCTAGAGACGGTGCGACCTTCACGAAGAATCCTGATGTTCACGGGATGTACACTAACAGAGAAAACATTATTCTAACAACAAAAATTATTGATAATTCAAGAGATGAAGTAGTAAATCATTACACTGACATGACGCAAACAAATGCGAGAGAGAAATCGGCTTATTTCCAATACGGATGGATAGCTGGACCAGTACCTATCCCCTTCGGTAAAAAAGAAATAATCTGGCTCGAAGACATGAAAAGGACAGACGACCATTATGGTTTTAGTCCTGTGCAAACACTCGCGAAGAACTTACAAATGCTTATTTACATGGTAGAAAGTGACCTTGATTATTACAATGATAACAACGTGCCAAAAGGAATTATCGGATTGACTGACGGAGACGCTGAAGAAATAGATGCTTTCAAAGAACAATGGACAGATGCTCAGTACAAGAAGGATGACTTCGGCAACATGAAGAAGATGATGCACAAGGTCCCGATCGTTAATAGCACTCCAGTATTCACAAGGATAGAGTTTAGTAGTAGTGAATTACAAGTTATTGAGAAGCAAAAGTGGTACACTAAGATGGTGTGGGCTTGCTTCGGAGTCACTGGTGTGGAGCTTGGTTATACTGAGGACGCAGCAGGAGCAGCCAATCAGATCGTACAAAGTAAGGTTTTCAGGAAGAAGGGAATCAATCCAATACTTAGAAACCTTGAGAGTGCTTATAACATTAATATTATTTCTGAATTCAATTACTGGGGAACAGTCAAGACCAACGCTGGCAAAGAGATTAAGAGGCCAAAGTACAAGTTCGTGTTCAAAAAGTTCGATGTTGACGAAGAGAAAAGTAAGTATGAGCTTTACAAGTTACAGACCGAGGCAGGATTAAAAACTGTTAACGAAGTAAGAAAAGACGAAGGGCTTGAGGATGTTGACTGGGGAGATAAGCCTCCTAATGAGTTTTTACAATCAGAGAATTCTTTTAATATGGGTGGAAACAATGATTCTTATGGTGACGATTATGGTGATCGTGAGGAAAGCGCGATTAATCCTGACGAGGATGCTCAAGAAGATGTTGAGGATAAATCATTAAAAAAAAAAGACTTTTCTGAAGAAAAAGCTTTAAGCAATGAATCAAATCCTTTGATTCTACGAGAGAATGAGAGGCCAACAGGATATACTAAGTTCGAACAAGTAATGAACTACTTCTTAAAAAAGACAAAAAAGACTATTGAAGACGTTATCAAGCAAGAAAATGGTAAAAACACTCTTGCTCAAATAAAAGATATGAGTCAAGTGATAGATAAAATAAAGTCTTTCTTCACAATAGATGGCGTTAAAGCAATGGTTTATGCGATCATACAAAACAATTATATTGATGGATTGGAAGATGCTGAGAAACACCTGGACAAGAACATCATGCCAGATAGTAATGCTATAGAATTCATTTCAAATTATACTTTTGATAACGTTAAGAACATGACTGATGATGTCGCCGAACAATTAAGAGGAGTATTACAAAGAGGTTTTATGGACGGAAGAAGTCCTGAACAAATGAAGAAAGACATCACTAAAGTATTCGACGTTGGAAAGAATAGAGTTGCTATGATAGCAAGAACAGAAAGCAATCGAGCGGCAAACTTCGGACGATTACAAGGATACAAAGACAGCGGAGTCAAAGGAACAAAAGTATATGTTGCAAAGATAGA